CTGGTTGATAGCAGCAACAACACTTGGTAAACCACTAGCAAGTTGAGTGATATCACCCACATCGCCTGCGAGAGTGTTAATCTCCTGACGTTGTTGGTCAAAGGTATAACTTTTGGGGACGTTTCTTAGTGCCATTACTTACCAGCTATTTCTCGTAGAAGATGTTTAATTTCAGACAATTCACTTTTTAAAGTTTCTACATCTGTCTGAAGGTTTTTGATAAGACCCGAAGCAGAGGTAGATTTTTTAGTATGGTTAAATATACTTTTATCTGTATTTATTATGGCACCAGTAGTGTTATCACGGTAGAGGTCATCATGACCTTCTACCTTTGCAAAATTATTCATCAGTATGCCGCTATGATTCTCGCGTCTTGAATTTTAGGAGTATAACAGGGATTCGATGCTTTCATAACAATCTTCACAGCAAACGAAGCAAATTCACTCAAATCAGAAACAGTGTACTTGTGCTCTTTATATGAAGACTGCGATTCAAACAGTCCAGAAATAGCTGCCTCATTAGAAGGAATGACCTCAATATCTGGCATTCCACTACCATTAAATGCAACCCATTCAATATCATCAAAGACTAGTTGAGAGTTTACAGGTTTTGATTTGTAATATACCTCAACATCGTCTTGGTCTGCCATGTTTGCAGACAACCTAACTTCAATCGTTGTTGCTGGATTTGCAAGTGTTACTTCTTTAGTAACATATTTAGATAAAGAAGTGCTATTCTTGGAAGTGGTATCAGATGTGAAACTTACTCCAGAAGAATAATCTATAGAAGAAACTTCAACAAATCCAGCAACAGATTCATTCAAGTCAGTAGCATCTGCTGGTGAAATATTTTGATGCCACAAATTATCACCCACTCTAATAATATCACTTACTTGATTATCACCACCATTAGAAGAGTTTCTAGCAAAATTACTAGTTGCTGGGGATGTGTAATCACCATCAATTGGTGCCTTCTCTTCTAAAACTATAAGAGTTTCAGATTTTTCATCCCAAGAAATAATGGTGCCATAGATTTCTGTGTTGAATCTATCAGAAAGATTTTCTTGGTAGACTTCTACCTGTGTATCTGGAGTGAAGTTACTTACAACTCTAGTAATGCCATCTGGAGAGACAGCAACGGCAGTGTAAGCTTGGACACCGAATGTTAGAATTTCACCTGCTTGGAATACACTGCTATTTTTAACTTTAACATAAACTAAAGACCCAACTACCTTAATGATATCACCACGGCAATTTGATGTATCACCAGTAACACTTTGGTCTACTGTTGGAATGATTGGGTCGCCTGCCTGGTCAACAGGAAGATTAGTAACCTTAAACTTGTAAACAGGATAGAAAGAAAGTAACTTAAATCTTCTGCCAAATCTTACTTCATTACCTTTTGGTTTATCAATTTGAGTAGATATAACTTTAACAGATGAAGACCTTAGGTCAATAACAGGTGATAAGTTATCTTTTCCAGTTGAGAAAGTAAACTTATACTCTAAAGATTCGTCGAGATTATTTTTAACTTCATTGAATGTAGAAGCGATGACTTTTTGATTATCAAAGAAATGCTCTTCATTCAAGAATGTTGTCTCGTAGTCAGTTTGTGAATATGAAACAAAATTTTCCCCAGGTGAATCTTGAGGGATAATATTAGTAGTTTTAACCCCTACATTGAATGGCGTCTCACTGAATGAAAGATATCCAATTCTTGGATATAGTTTTTCATACTTTCTGTTGTAAGATGCTAGGACAGTATTGCCACCACCGAATGTGCTGGACCCAGCACCTAGATTAGAAACAATATTATAAGAATTTAATCCCGAGTTACTTACTTCAAATAACGTGGAATTGATATATTCTCCTTCAATACCGCCAACATCAACTGACTGGCGGAAAGTGACATACGACTTACCAGAATCTTCAAAACCAGAGTTTTGCTGACTAACTTTAATAATTTTATTATTATTTCTGAATAGAGGCGAATCTGCACTATCGTTGGATGAAGCATCTGTTTGAATAGGATTGGCATCCAACAATTCATATCCCAACTCTTCATTAGTCAATCTAATATTTGCAGGAGTATCAGTAACAAATACTGCTCTCTTCATCACAAACTTAATATCTTGACTTAAGTCTTCTGTCCATGCATCAACATTCTGTGACCTGTATACAGACCCAAGTAGAGGTTGCTGTGTGATAGTTTGTGAAGTAGAGATATCCGTTTCACCTAGTCTAGAAGACCAAACTCTGTAGTCAGTAGAATCAGTTTCAATCCCTAATGCATAATCAGTGTTATTTTGTAGATAGATTGGATGGTCAAATGCGAATCTAGTTGGTGATACTGAATCTAAAGTTTGTCCATCTTGTGGGTCAATAGAAACACCCATTCTCACAGAGGGAGTGTCAATCTCAATAATAGGTACGATTACTGCTTCTCTACTAATAGACCCATTAGGTCTTAAAATAATAGAAGGAGCGTCAGTATAACCAGACCCTTCTAAGAGGATGGATGTGTCAAATACTTCACCATTTGAGATGAATACATTTGCTGTTGCAACACTGCCACCAGGAAGTTGGGGACTTTGAATAACTAATGTTGCTGAATCATATCCTTCGCCATAATCAGTAATATTGAGAGCAACAATTCTACCAGAATCCTTAGCAATAGTTACTGTCAAACTAGTGTTATCTAGTGTGTTTTGTGTAATCAACGATGGAATTGCTAGATTTTCATTCTGCTGGAAAGGAGACCCATCTAGACTTGTATAATTTGATAATACTAATGTATAAATTTGGTCGTTATTAACTCTCACCGTATTCTGTAGAGTTGGGAGAAGTTGATTGCCGTTTTGGTCAATGACTTCTTTAACTACACCCTTAACTCCTGAATTGAAACCAGAGATTGTTTCATTAATTAATATATCAAGACTTCCACTAGTAAAAATCTTCAAGTACGTGTCTGAAGACTTGACAATTTCTGTGCCTGGGACGACATATGTGCCTGGTTTTCCAGAGTTGGTATCTGTTAAGTATACACGAATAGGTAGTGAAGCACTTTTCTCTGCAAAGAAGAGGTCAACACCTGTGACAAAACAACCACCATCCATATTTTCAACACGGAATGTTTGAGATAGGGGACTTGGTTTTGCTTGTGTGGATGCGTTATCAATAAATTGAATACCTTCAGAACCTTTCAAGAATGAAGGAATTGTTGAGATGATTGCAGATGGTTGTTTGGGGAATGTGCCAGTGCAGTAATACTTACACTCAGCGAAACTATCTACGCTAGAATCATTATCATCTTCATCACTTGTAGTAAATCTAATTGTCTTAATACCAGTAGTGAAGTTTAATTCTTCTCCTTCAGACTCATATGCAACACTGTTAATATCACCTGGCCAAGTAGCATTTTGTAGTGGAGCAGGACCTGCTGGGAAAATCAAGAGACCACTAGCATCACCGTTAGCGTCAGACTTAATTGCAGACCCATCAGCATTTACGCCAAATGGACCTAATGAATTAGCAGGAATACCAGTGAATCTAACATCTTGACAAATATAACGAGATACGCCTCTACCGTCAATGAAAGCATAGAATTTTGTATTAGGCTTAAGTCTTCTTAAAGTAAATTTAATTGCCTTAGACCTAGCATAAAGTTGTAAAGAAGAAGCAACGATGCTATCACCATTATTCACAGTAGTGATGCCCTTTCCAACTTCATTATTTTGTGGACTAATATTTGATGAAGTGGAGATAGTTGCTGCTACAACATTTGTTTCAGTGTTGGTTGTAATATCATTTAAAGAGCTAATGTTGAAGAATGCTCTATTCGTGCCAACCCAGTTAGTAATGTAGAAGTTATTGAGACTTGCATAACCTTCTCTGGCGTCATTTTTGTTGACAAATACAGAGAATACTTTGGTGTCATTATTCAGAATGTTTGGTGCCTGAGTATTGTCATACCAGTGGTCAATAGATGGAGAGATAGCAGCATCACCAACATATTGGACAACTACGAATGGGTTTGGATTAATCTTACCATCTGTTGTTGCAAACTTATTAGAAACAAAATCTTGAGTTGCATAAGGAAGAGTTAAGATATGACCAGTCCTTTCATACCCAGCAACAGACCTTTCTTGATTGGTAGTAGAAATTTCTCTCAATCCGTAAGAATTTTCTACAGTAGGAGAAGTTAATACAGACTGTTGGGTGTCAATAGAGCACTTATAGTCAAACGACTTTAAGTTGCCAATTGCATGATTCTCAAAGTTATCTACAATAATACCAGACTTGAATCTATCTAGACCAATATTATCCTTAATCTGAGTATTGAATGTTTGCTGCTCAAGAATACTTAGAGTGGTGTAATACTCTAGACGCTCAACACGCTTCTCTAACTTACCAATATCACGCATCGTGTAACGACGATTATCGACAGGTGTTACACGGATATCCTTAACATTTTCTGTATATGCAGGAATGAAGAGATAGTATAGAGCAATCGCATCATCAGGAGATTCTGGTTTAGATGGATTGAGTGAAGAATTGCCTTTCTTAACAATAAAGTTTCCTTTCTTATTGAGGAAGACACCATCAATTCTATCAAGATACTGTTTACTATTGAATCCGAAAGTGAATTCTAGATTCTCGTCATGAGCGGGTGTTGCAGAAGGAATACCACCAGACCCATTGAATGAAATAGTATTGTTACTAGACAACAGAGACTTATTCTGGAATCCTGTGATAATGGAATTCACATCAACCTTAGGACGGAAGTCAACCAAGTCTGCAAGATAAACTCTACCTAGAGAAGGAGAATTGAAGTATGGAATATCTGTAGATGGGACGCCAGTTAGTAGATATGAATCGACTGTGCAAAAATCACCAGCAGAATGCTCGAAGTAATCGAATACGATAACAACTTGACCAGTAGGAGCATCGAAACCTGGTTTTAATACTAAACGTGCAACATCATAGAAAGTGTCACGTTGACCATTGTCAAAAGTAAATCTCTCAGTTACATCATAACCTTCAATTACATTGTTTTGGTCATCTAGAGTAGGTGGATTAGATACAGACCCCTCAAAGACCTTAATATCAGTGCCATAGGTGCCAAATGCATCTGCATACGAAACTATATCAGCAGTCTTTGCATCATAATCATATCCTCTTAAAGGAATTACTTTATCCCCAGATGATACGACAACGATTCTTTTGTTTCTGATAGCAGTTTTAGTTTTTGGTGATGCCTTAGTAACTTCAATAGTTGCCGTTAGTTTTAAGACAACATTTGATGCTGAAGTAGCATCAGACCTAAAGGTTAGATTATCTAAGGTAATGGAAACACCACCAGAAGACAATGCAGAAACTTGTCCCCCAGTGATATACATGACATCACCATTTTCTAGACCCGTGTCGGCATTTCCTTTGTCTAAGATAGTGAGCAAGAAATTGCTCTCTCTGAAATCAATAAACTGCTGTGTGCCAAACTTTAATTGAGCAGAGAAAGTTATTTGACCACCAGATGTAGAAGATGTAGTAACGAAATCTCTACGAATGTAATATTTAATTTTTGTATCATCACTATCTTCAATTAAACTGCTAGCAGACTTGAATCCTAGTGGAAATAGAAGTGAAGAGTTTTCTGGACTTGTAATCTTACTTCTCTTTCTAACGATAGTTGCATTAGTAACATCTTCTTTTAGAGCAGTGTCTAAGTAGATTTGTCCTCTCACTAATCCACTTGGAGGAGTGACTAATTCTACAATATTTCTTCTCAATACTCCAGTTGAGTCAATAAACTCGATGACATCTCCAGGGAGCAAATCAATCGTAGGATTTCCAGAGAATGCTAAGCAAGTAATAAATTTCTTACCAGCAGACCCTTCAAAAGTAGATGCGGTTACATCCTTACTTGTAGAATATGCGCCATTGAAGGACTCAACATCAGCAGTAAACTTATTGATTTCTCCATCACCAAACTCCGAGAATAGTGACTTAACACTTTCATTAGTGTAAGTCATCACAGTATTCTTAAACAATACTGCTTTTACAACCGCAGAGGTACTTGGTGGAGTGCCAGAATCAAAACTGACTATAACTGATGGTGTTGCAACATACTCATCACTTAATGCTTTGCGATCTTGAATCTCAATATTAATTACTTGACCACCAATAAGTACTGGTTTGGCAACAGATACATCAAATAACTTACCATCAATGCTTAATGGTTTTGTTGATGCAGCAGAAGTTGTTTGAGTATATTGAGACCCTCTCTTAGTGACAATGAAGTGAGAAATGGTATTATCTTTAGCAATTCTTAAAACATTTCCAGATTCATCAACAATCGTTTCTCCTCCTGCAAATGTGCCAGAAATCATTCTGACATGTAAAGTATTGAAAGATGAATACGATGAATCTGCAGACCCTTCAATAACTGCATATGCACCACTAGTTTGACCAGTGATATAATTACCTGCTGCATATCCAGTTGTCACTGGAGAATCCAATATTAGTTTTGTGAAGAAGACTGGGTTAAAGTACTCCATCTTAAAGGTGGAGTTATATACACCATTACCAGCAGCATCTCTACCTTTAGATAAAATTTTATCTGTCTCTTGATTGAATCCAGCACCTCTTTCTACGAGTGAAATATCCTTTGGTTTGCAAATACCAATAATAGGAGTAATAATTTCACTGTAATCGACAACTTCTCCATATGGGAAGATTAGATTGCTGGCAGAGACAGGGACAGTAAGAATAATATTACCACTTGCAACAGACCCAGGATCTGCCTGAATTTCATACTCGAAATACTTCGATGCTAATGCATTTGCTAATACTACTGCACCTGTACTATTATATGTGCTAGGAATAGCGCCTGCAACAGTAATTGTATTTCCAGCAACCAACCCGTGGTCGGTGACTGTGGTAACTTTAGCAATATACTTATTAACGCCATTTTCAACTCTTACTTCAAATTGAAGGTCAGAAACTTGGACTTGTGTCCCACTTTCTTGGAAATAATAGTTTTGTGAGCGGAAAGCACCATCATCTGTGGGATTACCCTGAGACCTAGTGAATACTTGTCTTCTCTTAGCATCTGCACCAGTATTAGGCAAAGCAAGGGGAATAAAATCACCATTATCAAATTCTAAGAATTTAGATTCTAAATCTCTTTTATTACCTAATACAGTTAACTCAAGATAAATTTCTCCACCAATATCATCTGGTCTAGTTAATTGAGAAAATCCAATAACATCTACATAGTCAACTGCAGTTCCTGCAAGACTTTCTGCTAGGTCTGATACATACCACAATCTAGTGCCTAGAATGGCGCTGTAATCCGCTGCAGGAGACTTTGCTTTGAGGTAGATAGTCTTTACCCCATAATCATGAATTAAATTTGTTTTAGCAGTGGACTTGAGTGGTAACCCTCTTCTTCCTACAGTTTTTCTTGTGCCAGAATCACCATTGTATCCAAGGTAACCATCGTTAAATACTCTAGAAAAATAAACAGTTGGATATGATGATAACTGAGTGCCTTCCGAGTTTAAAGGAATAGTTCCATATACATTAGTAATATTAAATGATGGCAACCCATATGCTTTAATCTTATTATTTTCTTTGACTAAAACATCTCTTGCTTTGTCAACTTCTAAGAATTTTGTTTCCTTATTGATAATCTCATAACCTCTGACATATGCTTTGCCAGACCCAATACCAGAAACTAATTTTGCCTCAGCATCTTCCTTTGATAATGCTTGGGGACCAACAGTATCATCAATTCTAGTTGGATATAAACCTTGATTGCCAGACCTTTGCCAGTATTCTCGCAATTCAATAGGGAAATTATCTACAACATAATCGCCAGACTCATCATAAGTCCTTCTAGCGAGTGTATCTTCTAATACGTTGTATTCTTTCTTGTTAATTTTTTTCTGAATTACACCGAGTCTTAAAGTGATTAACTCGATAAAGTTATCACCTGTATCAGCATCTAAACCAAGTGCTTTTAGATTGAGATTAATTTGTAATCTATGCGCTCCAGGAGCAGAAAAATTAGATGACCCTCTAGCATTATCATAGAGAGTAATATCTTTTTCTGGAGTAATTAACTCTTCTTCAATTTCAAAACCAACTTTTGCAGATGGTTGAGAATAATACTTATCAACAACTAATAGATTTTCTGCACACTGTACAAAGAATCCATTAACAAAGTAAATACCTGTTTCTACTTTAATAGCAGAAGCATATCCCATTGCAGGACTATCAATTAAAGTTGCTTCTAAAGTATCTGGATTTACACTAGTGATTGAAGAAGGCAAGGAACTACCATCTGTGCCAACAGTTAAGATAGGACTGTTGGCAATATTTACTTCTAATTCTTCACCCTGTCTAAATGTAGATTCACTATCATTACCACCACTAATATAGTTGACAAAAATAGTATCAGATTCTGTTTCTGATCCATATGCTGCTTCGATTACAATTGCCTGTACACCAGAAGTTAATCCAGTAAGGGTGTAACTGATGAGGTCTTTAATGTCATACTTATTAAATACGACTTCCCCACCCACATTTTCAGCAACTTCGGAAACAGAGGCAAGTTTTACATAGTTAAGTCTGTTATTAAACGAGACTTCACCAGGAATAACCTGTTGCCCCTGCTTGAATTGGTATTTTCCAAATTGCTCAATCTGATTTTGTAAAATCGATTGTAATGTAGTTAACTCCCTAGACTGAATAGAGTATCCTGGTCTAAAAAGGACTTTGTAAAAGTTTTTAGACGCATCAAAATCGTCATTATACTCTTTGGTATTTAAATTGGTATTTTGTGGCATCTCTACTCAACGTGACAGGTTTTATGGCGAGAAAAAGATATCAGAATTCAATAACTAATTTGATATCTTCAATTTGGTCGGGTGCGCGGGTGATTAGTCTTCTGTTTTCAACATAAACAATTTCACCAGTACTCTTAGCAAGTTCGGGGACTGCAAGACCATTGACAAAAGTTAACCCAAGTAGGGGAAGAGTTGCACCACCAGTTGAATAACCAGTTTCCACAGCGCCATCAATTAGTGATGTTTTACCAGTTACCAATCTTGCTGCGTCAGAAACAAATGCCTTTACAACACCGTTATCAGTATGTAGGTCAGAGCTCTGGAAGTATTTTAGTGTGCCTGAAGTTGGTGTTTGTCCTGCTGCCACTTCATCCCAAACCCAAGAAACTACGGTGCCTCTAGCAAACTCGCCAGCAACAACTTCTTGCTCAACAATTTCATCAGGTTGGAATGACCCACTAACACTATTCAATTTAACTGCATAAATTGCACTAATTGTATCCTGAGTTGCAAAGTCAGTAGATGGGGAAGGGAGTCTAGGATTTTTGATAATACCGATTCTACGGAAATCGTTGTCAACAGGGAAGTCACCTTGACCTTCTGCATATGTCAAACGAATGTTTGCCATGATTCTCTTAGCGAGAAGCTCAACGATTGCATCAGAACCATGACCGCCTTGTGGGGGGACAATAACTTCAATATCACCAGATGCGTTTGCAGAAACAGAGAATGCAGTAGTTAAAGATGCTTCCTCATAAAGGAAACCATTCTTGATTAACACATTTGCGTATGTGTAACCACTACCACTGATGTTTACTCTAGCACCTGTATTATCTACCAAATATGCAGTAGTAATTTGACCATTTGAATCAGTCTCTAAACGCACAAGGCCATTTGCACCATCACCTAAAATAGGTGTATAGATAACTTCACTAGCAGGTAGATTGCTGCCATTATCTCTAACAATAATAGTAGTGATGGCACCTGCTTGTGATGCTGCTAGGGTTGTTACATTAGAATCCTCAACAATTGGCATGAAGTCTGTTGAGAGAAATCTCAATACATCATTTGTTGGGATAGTAAAGAGATACTTCCAAATATAACCATTAGATACGTCAGGAAACTCAGTATAGATACCAGTTGCTGAATCATATACACCTTCACCAGTAGGACCAGGATTTCTCTTGGGTTCTAGTGATGCATTAGCGCCATCTGGAGTTGCTGGAGTTACACCATTATAGAGACACTTAAATACTTCGTAGTTATTGTTAATAACATAGTATTGTGCATTACCTAGAGATTCTGCGGGAGTTAAAGTGCCTGCACCGTCAGGGTCAACTTGTGCTGCTCTTGCATAAGAGTAGTCAGGTCTCCACATATCATACTTAGGATTGACAGTAGGATTCCAGTTGAATCTTCTGACAACTGCTCTTACTTGGTCAGAACCAATTCTTTTTAGAGCAATCATGTCATCATGAATGCTTTTCTCTTCTTCGTCATTATCTGCTGGACGAAGAGGCACTTCATCAGTTGCATATCTATAAACCGCTGCATATGCAGTAGCATTAGAAGAATCACCTCTAAGTTGACTGCCAATACCAGGGACTGCTGCAATATTAGGGAAAACGCCAGATAGAAGAATGCTATTTGGGTAAACTGCCTCAACAGTTGCTCGGAATGAAGAGTTTGCTGCAGTAATACCACTACCAGTGACGTAAACTGTTTCTCCTAGTGAGAAACTACCCACTACTGAATAGATTTCTAGATATGCATTCCACCTTTGGGGACGACCTACGAAGAAGTAGGATTTAGTTCTTTCGTCAGAAGTTGCTTCAGTGCCAGTTGCGCCTTCAGATAACGACTCTAAAAACTGCTTTGCATTAAAGATTCTGAATTTTTCAGAAATGATGGCGGCCATAGTTTTCCCTTATTGTATTATTTCTGGTAATTCCGAGTTATTTATATTTATACTGATTATACTAAACTCCTTAGGTAGTCACCAGCATTATGAGATTGTGCGGTAGTGCCATCCACGCCTCTGGTAACTCCAGTAAATCTATCTCCTCCTGAAACACCAGTGTAAGATACTACTTCTCCCCCAATTAATAATTTACCACTAGATGGGAATCTATCAACAACTCCAGTTGGGACATAAACAGTAGTTTCAGATGAAGTCAATGATTGATCTAGAATTGCACCATATTCGTTAATGGTTGGCCAATGCACCTGCCAATGAGCACCATTAGCACCTAAAGAAGATTCACTTCTATCAGCAAAATCGCCAATAGTAATAGTTGGATAATAAATCTCCATTTCTTGGAGAGTATTCTGAGCACTAATATGTTGCCCAGCATACTTTGCAACACCTAAGTCTTGATTAAACTTGATGTTCTCATATACAGAGAATCTATTGCCAAGTTGTGCAAACTCATACTTATTGGCATCAACACCACTACTGAATATATCACATGCACCAAATTCAACTTTAACTGTAACAATTTTACTAATTTGCTTGATGCTACTAATATTAAATTCACTTGAGATTCTAGAAGTCCTCTGATATTCAACTACAGAAGACATACTAACAACATTGACAGATGCATCAATGATGGAAACAATTTCTACTTGTGTATCAATAGTTACATCAATAGCAGGAGGTGTGATGATGAGAGTAGGCTCAACCTCAATACTCTGATACTTAACATCAATAACTGTATTGATGTCTGGGACCAACTTAGACCCGATATCGAGCAAGAACCATGATGTGATAGAGAAGTTAGATGAAATCCTAGGCTCAAGGAATAAATCGGTCCTAGATTCAACTACCTTATCAGAAGCACGGAAAATATCATATCCCCTTGTAATATAAACTCTAGGAGGAGCAGTATATCCACTACCTCTACTAGTTAATACAACATCAATGACTTCACCACGGTCCATAATGACATGCCCAGTCGCACCACCACCAGTTACAGGACCAGTAATGTTGCCATATTCATCTCTTGGTGGTTGTGGGACAAAAACTAGTTTTGGTGTTTCTGTATACCCAAAAGCATTTGGTTGAATGTTTAAAGGATTTGTTACAATTGTTGATTGGTTTGGATTGATAGTATTGATGTATTCTCCAGAACGAAGCATCACTCTATTAGTGTAATTTAAGAATACTAATCCGTTTCTTGTGCTTATAACTTTGGGAATGATGATACCATCAGAGACTGCAAATGCATACTCTTCATAGTTTCTTTGATTCCACGTAATAGATGCAACTTTACTGTCATCTAGTTGTGCTAATACACTGAGACCAATACCAGCAATTTGACCGTTATAGTCAGTGACCCCAACTTGTGCCCAGTGATTGTCTTTGACTAAATCTTCTCTTCTATGACCTAGTTTTTTAAGAATTTCTGGGATAAGAAGCACTTCACGATATTCATCCTCACCATCAACCTTAATTTTGTCACCAACGTTAATGTTATTCTTATATGCAGGTGTCAACTCAGTGTTAAACATCCATCCTGCCTTAGTTTTAAATACTAACTCATTTCTTTCATCATCTTCTTTGTAGTCAGTAAAAGATATAATTTCATCAGAATCAATAGTAAACTCAGTAACAGGATATTTGTAATTTGCTAATTTGATTGGGTATAATGGGTCAATCTTAGTATTTTGCTGCTTAAAGATAATTCTTAATGTAGGATTACCTTGACCATCAGTGCTAGCAAATGCATTGAGGATTTCGCCAACAGTAAACCACTCACCAATTGAGTTTCCTTGATATACAGTATTATATTGAGATAACTGCTCATTACTAATAAATGCATCAGATAGTAAATCTACCGTATTGAAAAATTTATTACTCTCGAAATTGTAGAAAGTTAATTTTCTTTCCGTTTCACGACCAAAGACATACAGGATGTTAATTTGTTGTCCTGGTCTTGGAGGTTCTGCAAATGTAATAGTTGACCCCGTAACACTATATGCACGGTTTCTGATTTGCAACACACCTTCAATAAACACCAGAATAGTCCTGTCATTATTAACAGTAACTGTTTGTTTGCCAAGTACAGTCCTCATAATAAAAGGACCTTTCTTAACACCATTATATAAATCAGTTTCTAGATAGATTCGCTCATAACTACTAATACTATATGCAAAGAATCTAGTATAGTTTACATCATCAAGTCTCCTAGGAGCATCAATGAATACAATGGCATTAGGTGTGACAGTCCTATCAATATAGTAAGCAGCAAATGCAGGAATTAAGGGGGTCATCTTGTTTTCCTGGATAACACCATCTAAAGAAACTAGTAAGTTTTCTTTAGCGTCTAAAATAACATTTGTGCCATCATCGTAATATAATGGGAATCTAGTAGTTATTCCATCAAACTGCTCTTGAATATTTTTAATTTTTCTGAAATATTGATTATTGAGAGCATCATTCTTAAATCTGATTAATCTGCCAATAAATTTCTGTGGCTCGATATCCTGATTATTTGCTCTTCTTGGTCCAAGAGGTGCAATAGCAAATGTAATAGAAGACCCAGATATAGTGTATGCTACACCAGGTTCTTGCATAACACCATCCATAGTTATGAATAAATTCTGAATATTTGCTACATTGAGAATGCCAGACCCAGGTAAGACCATGTTAAATGTCCTGGTGCCAACAATATTACCCGCTTCGTCGAAATCCCCATCAAATGGTTGCTGCAATTCAAACTGATACGAAAGTAACTCAGTAGTATCGACACCAGATACTAATACGCTACCTTTGCCTCGCTTAACGTTAGTATCACTGACAGTGATAGTAGATTGTGTGAATTGCTGTCTAGTGCTTTGAATAGTAACCTTATTTTTTTCAGGGTCCCATAGATTAATAACACTAATATTTTGAATAGATTTTTGAGATGCTGGCATCTCTATAGTTGCTGTCCCTTCGATAGCAACTTCGCCAAACATCTTGAATCCAGCTGGATGGACAGTCTGCTTGACTAGTTTTTTCCAGATGTTGATGGGACTCTTAGATTTTACAACATAGGAGTAATCTTGATAGAAGTAAGAATCTGCTAACTTTTGTGTGTATGCAGAAGGTTGTCCTCTATTAGTATCAAAATACCCTGCATTGTCAAAATATGACTTAATGTCAGTATTGAATAATGTGAAATATACGTTTGTTACATCTGCGCTTTTGTTTAACAAAGTACCAGTAACAGGAAGACCAGATTTAAATTCTCCAATGACGTTCTTAACTTTTAAGAAGTTTTTTCTTGGGTCGTAACCATCTTTTGCTAATTGTCCTTCAGCAATTAAGAATCCACCTTCATACTGCTTGACAATTTCACCATTTAAGAAATTTTTCTCATCTAGATTTGTTACTTGTAAAATTTGGTGAGATGTGAATAAAGAAGATACCGTGGTGTCATTATAATACGAAGTGCCATTATATGTAACCTTAACATTACTCGGGGTCCCAATAGTTTTGCTGCCATAGAAAACATCGACATCAGTTTCAACAACGTAAACTAGGGGAAGACTATTGAAAGTATAATCTTGCAATAGTTTAATCGCAACAATTTCACCACTAAGACCAACAACAATATCAAAATTTAGATAAACATCTTGACCATTGTCAACTACTGCAATTTTTGGTTTAGAATAACTTTTACCTGCGGTAGCAATGGATATAGAGATAATTTGATTAGAGTCAGTGTCATAATTTAGTAGTGGTTCGCAAATATTCTCTAATGCAGGTGCAATGCCAAAAACATTAGGAATTTTCTTATATTCCTTTCCTGTATTTACGATTCTGGTAGAATTTATTTCGCCACGAGCAAAAATAGATGTAGTTGTATATGTGAATGTGCCAGACCCATCATATGCAGGTTTGGAATCTAAATTATATGCAAATGACAGAGGTGAAACATAATTTACAGTTTTTTTACCCTGTAGTGGGTCATTAACCAAAGACAAGTAACTATCATCAGAAGTTGCTACACCTGCTTTGTCGAAGTAATAATAATTTGTAAAATCAATCTGTTTTTTATCGGTGTAAGTATTTGTTGGAGATGCATCCCCAAAACCAAATTTGACCGAGACAAACGATGTATTCTCATCACCTGTGCCAGGGACTAAATTACCTTTGATTGCCTCTGTGGTAATAATATTTTTATTTCTACTTGGAGAGAATTCCAAGAAAGACCCACCCATTGAAGGGTCACTTGTGACAAACTTGTAACGATAGTATTTCTGGACAGCAATAATTGGATTGGGAGTCCATGGACCAGAATTGTTGTCTTCAGAGAATTCAAACTTAAATGCTGGCGCAGAAACTACAGTATCAACAACAACTTGCTTAGAAGGAGCACCATCATCAGTAAAAGATGAATTAAATGTAATTGCTTCGATGGAAGTTAACGATTGGTCCAAATTATAGATAACTGTTAGCTCTTGTTTGTCTGCATCGTAATATTTTATAAATGGGCTGCTACTATTGCCCCCAATTTGGTTGCCTTCAATAAACTTATACTGACCAGTAGCAAATATTACTGTATTGCCATTAAAATGATTAGTTTTAGTGGTATTTTCTACACCTCGCAATACCGTTAAGTTATTCCCAGAAATAGAAGTTACTTTTAACTTTTCTTTGTTAATTTTTAAAATATCATCAACCGAAATGTCAGACGCATCAACTACTTTAACTACAGTATCATTAATACCTAATCCAACATGTCCAACTTCAACATAAAGATATGACTGACTCAAAGACCCAGCAAATCTACTTAAATCACTGTCATCTACGACAAGGATATCACCAATTTGATATCCTGTGCCTTTATCAGTAATAGAAACGTTTACTACAGTATTGTTAGTTACTGTAATAGTTGCTTTAGCATTACCATCTGCACCAGGGACACCAACAAATGCGGTTGATGCGTCAACAATAAATCCAGAAGCATTTCGTGTGCGAGTCTGGTCTGCAAAAATTAACTCTACATCTTGATAAACACCATCAGTATAATCTGCGCCACCATTCAATAGTTTTGTTACACCAATACCAGTATCTGCAATAGTAGTATTGATTTGTGGAGCGAATAATTTTACCGTTTGATAAATTCTACGTCTTACATGATAATCTGTGGTGGTTTGTGAGTCATCAGGAATAATATCTACTGTTACTCCATCACCTAAAGTTACATTATGCTCATCACTAGTAGTTACGAGACCAATATTATCGTTTAATTCAAAAATCTCTACATTTTTACTCAATTCGTCAACTTGTGAAACACGAGCACCTACAGTATCATCAATATTGGCACTACGAAGATAGAAATCATTAGATGTGATAAAGTCTCCATCATCGACTCTTACTTTTACAGTGTTGCCAGCAATGACTCTTTCTAGAATGAGACCTCTACCAATTTCACTAGTAGCGACAACACCAAATGAAGATACAGTATCAAGAGATAAAGCAGCACCACCAGAAGTTGCTGCTAGTTGAAAACTATTAGCAGTTGAATTAATTACATAGTAAATTGTATCTTCTGTAATGCCGCTTGCTGTTTGTGGAAATGTAATACCATCACCATCTGTGAATGGATTTGATGCTACACGGAGTGTATCGTTAGTAATAGACAATACAGTGACTTCACTGCCGTTTGTAAAACGAATGACAGTATTTTCAGTATAGAATGACTCTGTATCGACGATTAGATTTAAAATTCTTAAATTAGAATTTAATTTGTTTGCAGTATCAAATGCACCAGAGACATTTCTCAAAACAAAATCATTTGATGACAAAACATCACCTACAACTTCACCATTGGCATTTGTGCCTTCTTGTGTGATGATTGACTTGTCAAAGAAGTAAACAGGATTTTTTGATGTAATTTTTACTGCCTTTGTCTCAGTAGACTCAATAGAAGAAATGCTTTTACCTTTGAGTGAGGCAACATCAGACACCAACCCACTTCCGCCAGTATTTCTATTGTCAACAAAGACTCTATTGCCAACCGCAAAGTTAGCAGGAGAAGATTCAACTAGACTGGAGGTAACTGTACCTTCTCTTGTGGTTTCAATGACAGCAGAAGATGCGATGCCATTATTTGGTGTGATTGTAGTTTTTAAACGTCTTGCTTTTGATGGGACGTTAAGTTGATTGATAGTAGAGTTATAATTAGACTCGACTGGGATAGAATAGAATCTTTCACCTAAGATATATGGAAATACAGGGATGTTACCTGCACTCACAGTGATAAAGTAAGCATATACTCCATTTGGGTAGTCTGGTGTTACACAGTAACGACCATTATTCTCATCTAGACTACCAAAACGATGCTGATAGTAATAATCAGCAATAAATGACCCCAATGGATAAGTTGCTACATCTGGACCATCAGAATCGCGTCTATTCTTGATTCTCCAACTGGTTAGCATTCTATCAATGCCAGAGGTTGGGTCTAGAGGGTCATTGTAACCATATGGACCATAAATTGGATTTCCATCATATGCATATCCAATAATTGGAGAATGGACGCTAGGATTAGTGTCACCGAGGTCTGTCCTTAGTTGTTGTGGGTTTCCTAGGTGTGCATAACCATATCCAAAGGATTTTGTGAAATTCTCAAACAATGCGCCGTTTTCTGCGTCCTTTGTTGTGACTTCAAAGCGATTCTTCTTCCAACGCTTCACAGAAGCAGTAGCTTCGGCACCTTTACCGACAGCAACGACTTCTACAGTCACATTTGCCTGTGTATAGAATTTACCTTCGGCAATTTTGTTAAATCCGATTAGTTTACCTTCATTGGATACGATAGCAGTGTATTCCGCTAATCTACCGCTTCCAAGAGAGTCTCTAATGATGATTAGAGGTGGTGATGAGTAATATTCACCTGGGTCAACAATTGTGAGTTGAGTTACCTTGTCTTTAGTGACCGTTGCCGTAACAATTGCGTTGCGACCAGAAGTAACAGTAACTGCTGGGTTGGAATTGTAGTTTTGACCAGGACTTACAACATCAATACGCTCAACAACCTCACCAGCGAGAATTGCTTTGCCGACTGCTTCTTTATCACCATCAATTAACACAAAAGGTGCTGCTTTGTATCCACTGCCCTTTTCAGTGACCGTAAAACTCTCTACACCACCGAATACAACGTCATTTGCATCATAATCCTTATAACCATAAGCAACAACGCCATTTAAGAAGATACCAATGTCTCTAGTTGGCGTTGGATACAATTCTGTGTTTCTAATTGACTCTTTACGAATCAATTTGAGGAATTTTTGGTCTCTTGGTGCTAAATTAGCAAAAGTGCCAATACTATAAGAGGGAAGACCTGAAGAAGCAATGTAATAGTATTGCTCATCCTCATAAATTGCTTGGACATCAGTTAATACCTCACTCAATCCTGAAATGGAGCTCTTGGAGATGGTATCGTTGACTTTCCATCTCACATCAGATTGTGACTTGTCATAAATGACGGTATTTCTTGTTTCAAAACCAGAATCACTGATTTGGACTTCATCACCCTCAGTAGAATATGGATTTGCAGCAGAAACATTAAGATTGTATAGAATGCCGTAGCAAACAAATCTTACAGTGTACTCTACACCATTTTCTTCATAGGTAGCACTAAGATTTGCATAGTTATATACTGGAGTGTTGACTGGATAGTCACCATTTCCATTTCTGCCTTCGATTACAAACTGGTTGACGTTTTTATCTTTGTAAGTAAACGTTTCTCCACCGATTTCAATCTTACCTTTTTCGGATTTCCACCCAGTAGTTGAAAATACATCAATTCTACTACCAGTGTTTACAGCAGGTAATAATCTACTAGTCAAAAATGATTTTTGTGCTACATCAAACTCTCCAACAATTGTTTCTGGTGCTAAAGCAACTTCATAAATGCTTTCGCCATCAAAATTGCCTAGAAAGTTGACATTATCAATAGTTGCAAACGCATTGCCGATATTAGGATTAAATGTGTCCTCTTCTTGACGCAAAATTTGACCGATTGCTTTATTTGCATCCCCAGACAAGACTTTTACTCTAAGAGCAAACTTGTTAATCCAATCAGAGGTAGATGCTTTAAGTGTATTTTCCTTGGGGTAATAAATCGAAGGAATATCCTCAGCATCTTGAGCAACAATGGAGTTGAAGATAAACTTGATTGATTGGTCTGTGCCCTTTGCTCTATAAAACTGTTTAATGTTTTTGATTAGAGTCCTTTTGTCAACTTCTGGTTTAAGTGACTCTTCTGGGAAGGATGCTAGGTATTGCGTTTCGTAATTTTTAACAAACGCATATAAAAATAAGTTACTGATGTTATAAGCAGTTGCACCACTTAAATGCTCCTCACCATTTCCATAGTCACCTTGAGTCCAGGTAGACTCATGATATAAATCGCCAAGTTTTGTAGTGCCAGAAACGTTTCGGATACAATTTTCTAGAGTAGTGTCAGTTTTAGACTCATAGAAGATGACTTCATCGTCAATTAAGACATATCCATTATTTTTAGGGAAAGAGTCTGATACTGCGATCGCAATAGTAGTATCATTAGCGGATACATTTGCAGTACATAAAGTAAATTCAGATAGTAGACCTTTCTCGTAGGTGTCAATATCTGAATATTGAGTTAGATTTTGAATGATGTCAAGAGGTTGTCCTCTTAATTCAAGCTGCTCATAGTATTTCTGCAAGAATGCAGAAAACTTTGGATATTCAGCAGAAATAAAGTCAGGTAATTGCTTATCGACTAATGCAGAAATTCTTCTCTTAATTGCAGCCATTACTTACTCTTGAATAATAGTGAATTTACTCTTGGTGATGTCCACATCGAGGAACATCTCTCTAGCGGAAACGATATCATTCTGTGCAGGTAGAGCACGAATTTCAATCTTGTCATCATTAAAACTGCCTTTAATGATAATCAAGTCATACATTCTCAATTCCCCAGTCCCATAATCAATATCGCCAAGCTTGGCGTTTAGGACTTGCTTATCACCTGTTACACTATCTAATTTATACAAGACCAATACACCCTTTCTGTCTTCAATATACACTGTGTCTAGAGGATATTCTCTAACTGTGAATCCTGTACTACGAATAGTTGGCTCATCATCAGACACAACTGGATTCTTGAAACAAATTTCATAATAGAATTTTGAATTGAGAGCAGGATAAAAGTCTTTCCTCATCTCGATGCTAGTCAAATTGGACATAACCGATGTATCAGCATCATCAATTACACCAGTAAACTTACTGTAACGATATTTTCCATTGAATTTTTCAGTATCCGACAACTCAATGTAGTCTTCGATGTTTTTGATTACCATCGATTTGATTTTATCTGACTTATAAGTCGTTAAATTAGTGTCATAATAAATTTTTGCGTCCATCTCAACGTATAGAATCGACGGATTGACGATTTTTGGAGTTACAGAAGCAACACTATACTTTTTTAACTTAGTTTCTAGGTCTTTTTTGGTGTAAGACGTAAGTGCAGTCGCATATTTTGGTTTTATGACGATTTTTACGACGCCATATTCAGGTGGACTGTCTTCTTCACCACCAAATGCAGTAATATCAGCAACAGATGGGTATAAATTCCTTACAATTGCTTTATAATCTTCTGCTGTTACTGCTCTATCTTGAGTAGCGTAGTTTTTAGCAGCATTAAACTTGATTCTGTCTAGACTTTCAGAGTTTTCACCACCTGCGGATGCCTCAACAGTGGTTAAACTCGTTACAGTAATAGAAACGGCATTGAGATTTTGATTTGTTACAGATGGGTCTTCTAATACTCCATTGAAAGAGAAGACCTTAGCACCATTAGTAACAGGTCCAGAGGTAGTAAGATAAGAAATTTCGACATATTCACCATTCTCTAACTTCCTACCGAAGACACCATCACCAAATTGAATCTCATAATTCTCATCTTCAATCTCAGTTAAGAAGAAAACCTTACTCTGTGGGTCTACATTAAGAATATTTTCTGCATAGTCATACAATTCAAAGGCAGATGACTGAGCAGATTGAAATACTTTTACACGAATTGATGTAGTGTCAGTGTTTAAATTGCTAATTAGAAATCTTTGGTTACGAAGAGTGCTATTGACGGTATGATAGTCCGTGACAATATTACCAGAGAAGATTTCTACATTCTCCATAACAGCAATGCCATTATTAACTGGCACTCTAACATCATCTAATACACTGTATTGATATACGGTATTATCGAATAATGCGGTGAATGCCTTGCCACGTCGTAGCAACGCTGTTGCAGGGGCATTTGGAGAGGTATAAGAGAGCGTTGAGGTCACTACTGCTCTCGACGCTGTTGCTGATTTTGGACGATATCCAAGTTGTTTGGCAAGTGCTACTACATTATCACGTAGAGTAGCAGAATCCAAAAACATTTCATTCACCACCATGTTGGTGTTGAATGCTGTATAATAAGTATTATATGCTAATACATCAATAAGTTGTGCTAATGCACTACCTTCAAAGTCATAATCAGTAAAATCTGTCTGCGACCTCATGTATTCCTTGAGGGCAGTCTTAATGTTACCGAAGTCTAATTGGTTTAACTGAGAGTAAGGCATCGATTATCTCGTTCTTTCTAGAAGAAGTTCCGTTGTCAATGGACCCGAGTCAAGCTCTCTGCCTATGATTTCATACTCAATCTGAATTTCGTATGCATTGCTATCAAAGTTGGGGGTAGTTACCACATCAACTAGACGCACACGACGCTCATATCGGTCAACTAATATATAAATTTCATCAGTGATGGTAGCAGCTGTTGCAAAATCGAGAATGTCAAATAACAATTCAGGAATCCTGCTACCAATCAATGGTTGGAAAGGTCTCTCTCCTCTCCTAGTCATAACTAAATTCTGCAGCGCAATCTTAATAGCGTTCTCATCCTTCGCTACCAGTACATCATCAGTGTTGGGATGCTTACCAAAAGTAACCATCACATCTTTAAATGTCTGAAAGGTGGGCATAAAGACACCACTACGAGTCAAAAGTATTTATCACAGTTACTGACGGAGTTTCGCGGTTATGTCGGAGTCGCGCTCCTCAGAGTCCTTAGATGCCTTTGCAAGATACTGGTCTGCTTTAGTATCAGTAATTAACACTACAGTGCCAAATTGCTCCTCCATCATCGAAGGAATGTGGTCAGGTACGTGATTAGTCGCCATTGTTTTTCTCCTTTTTGATTAATTCGTAGTCATCTTCAAGCACTTCCCGCAAGAAGGCATCACTCCAGTAGTCGTAATATGGGGTATTGCCCAGTTTCTCACGCATTTTCCGCAACTTATCTCTGTCTTGCATCAGAATTAAGTTGTAGAGCCCGTTGTTGGTCTGTATTTCCCCAATATACGATGGTTTTTCCGCAGCATCCTCTAAGAATATCCAACCAGGGTAGATAGCATTCAAAGATTCACACCACTCCTCAACATCTATAGGGTCTAATTCACGCTCAACAACAAAAATAACGACATCAAAACCTTTCATGGGCTCGATGTCGTTAACTGGACACTCAATAATTTTATAACTTGCTCCAGAGGAATAGGGACAGATTGCAAAACCTCCTATTTCTGGACGTAATAACGCTAGTCTGCGAATCCAGTCCCTAACATGCGCCTCGTCGTACATTACCGCCCTTGTCCTCTATAACGCTTTTTAGCGTTGTTACGTGATGTAGCACTGGTCTTCGTATTTACTGACCGTCCTTGACGAGTCATTTTAGGTTTTGCTTGGATGTAACCGTTATTAGTGAAACTCGACATCTTTGCCATGGTGTTACCTCTGTATCAACTCATTTATTATAGCACAGAATCAAGGACCTGCAAATACATTCAGAGACCCGCCTGTGACACTTCCTAGGTCGGCAGAGTCTCCTACTCTCGCCATTGGTTTCCCATTGACTCTAACAGTCGCACTACCCACATTAACCTTCTGCCCAGGGTGTGGGATACACTTAGGGTCGGTCCCAGAAGGATTTGTAATCGTATGGGTAGAAATATCTGCACCCTGAAAGGTAGCACTACGCCCATTCACAAAAACATTGTTACTACCTACAACAATAGTTGCTGTGGTATCACAACCATGCCCAGTGCTAATAGTATCATTAACCCTGGCACATCTTCCCATTACTTCTGTGCATCTTCGATAGTATTTAGTCTCTCGTGCAGTGAATCCAATACCTTATCTAACTTCTTATAATCTTCACCAGGTGGTCGATAACGTATCGTGAAATCAGATGGCACTCTCTTCATTCGACTCTCCAACCTCTCTATCCGAGAAGATAGTGAGTCCATCTGCGTTAATAGTTTCAGTACGCTGTCCTTCAGATCCATATCCATAATCATTACCACCGAAACTACTCTTGTCTTCAAATACTACTTTACCATCTTCAATCCTTTCGATAACAATATTATCGCCAGGATCTTGTAGTCCAGAATACCACTTGTCTGCTGCGTCTAACATATAGTCAGCAACCGAGTCGATATCATCAAACATTAAATCTTCAATTACCTTACCGTCTTTTCCAACGATATTAAATTTGAATTCAGACATCTGCTTTCTTTAATAAAATAGAATCATCATTATATTCCCATTGTAGCACATCGCCTATAGACCAGTCAAGACTATCTAAAATCTCGTCTGGAATTGGCACAATCAATTCATCAGTTTCGTCATCATACTGAATGTGGCTAATACATTTCATACGGCATCCTCTACTGCTTGGTTAGTCTCGAAGTCAGGTGCTACAATTTCACAATCCATAGTAACTTCTTTCTTTGCTTCAGTGGCTCTGGTCTTTGCTGTGTAAACTTTTGCTTTGCTCTTAAGTTGTGCCCAGGTGCCATCCTCGGTATAATATACCTTTCCTCCTTGAAGGTTGGAAGGACTGTCTGCTCTTAGAATGTAATCTGCCATCTTAGGTAAATGTAATAAACTCTTTTGGGGTATTATGTTTTGGAAGTCTCGGAGACTCCTCTGCAGCATTACGAAGTCTAATCATATCTGCTGCCCTATTTAGTGCTGCAGAGACTTCAATACGCCTTTCTTTCATTGCAAAACCTTTACACATTTTTTCGCAATCTCCTCTCTCAAATTGAGCTGTGGCCGTAAGAAGT